CTGATCAAGTTCACCCAGCAGATCAATCGCGAATGGGTGCGCGAGAACATGTTCAGCCCATACATGGGCGATGATCTCAACGCCATCATTCGCCGCCGCATGGAATTGAAAGCCGGTGGCGAAGTGATGAATATCCCGATTGTCTCGCGGCTGCAGGGGATCGGTGTCTCCACCGGCCCGCTGGTCGGTAACGAGGACAAGATCGACGACTACGGCTATCGCGTGTGGCTAGAATGGGTGCGCAATGCCGTCGTCACCACCAAGGCCGAGAGCCAGAAGGACAGCGCCGACATCTTTGGGGAAGCAAAGCCGCTGTTGTCGGATTGGCTCTCCGAGGTCACCCGCGACGAGATCATCGCGGCCATGATGGCGCTGCCAACGGAGAGTCAGCCGGCGCCCGGCGTTCGGGTTAACGGCATCCAGTACGATCTCAGCACGGTGGCGCAACGCAACACCTGGCGCCTCGATAACGTCGACCGCATTCTCTACGGTGCGGCGACATCGAACTCGGCCACCGACCACGCGACCTCGCTGGCCAACGTGGACGCCACCGCCGACAAGTTCACGGCGGCCAATCTGTCGCTGCTCAAGCGGGTGGCGATGGGAGCCAACCCGCGCATTCGGCCGTACAAGACCCGTGACGGCTACGAGTATTACGTTGCGTTCGCGGGCCTCAACGTGTTCCGCGATCTCAAGATCGATCTGCAGACCGTGAACAAGGATGCGCGCTCACGCGAAGGCAGAGAGGTGAATGGCGCACCTGATAACCCGCTATTTCAAGACGGGGATCAGATTTACGACGGCGTCATCGTCAGGCTCGTGCCCGAGATTTCGCTGTTCGTGTCGAACGTCTGGACCTCGCTCAAGACTGCCGGCAACGGCGGCACCCGCGTCGAGCCGGTGTTCCTGTGCGGCCAGCAAGCGGTCGCACTCGCCTACGGTCAGATGGCCAAGCCCACGTTCAGAAAAGAAGACGACTACGGCTTTGTCACCGGCACTGGAATCGAGGCGGCCTATGGCGTTGGCAAAATCTTCAAGAAGCACCCCAAGGCCGGCACCAAGCTGGTGCAGTGGGGCATGGCAACCGGGTTCTTCAACTCGGCTTCCGACTAATTAGCCGTTTAACCCGAATAGGAGAAGGAACATGGTTGCTAACCTGATGACCAACACGCCGGCCCGCGATCCGTTCACCAACGCGGTGATCTCCATCGCCGGCCGCATCACCGCGGCCGCCGGCGGCCCGGCCACGCTCAGTGTCAAGATCGGCACGATCCCTGCCGGGGCGCTGATCCTCGGCATCAACACCAACGTGGAAACGGCGCTGGTCGGTACCACGCCGACCTTCAACGTCGGCACCACTGCGGCCGGTACCGACATTGCCGCCGGCATTGCGCTCACCGCAGGAACGGTGACCACGCCGGCGGCGGCGGCACTCACCAATCCGGTGACGGCCGACACCGATGTGTGGGTCAACATCACCGGCACGCCGACTGCCGGCGATGCCTATGTTACCGTGCAGTTCATCAAGCCGGTATCGTAACAATGGCCAGGATCACCTGGCTCGGCAGCGAAGATTATCGGGAGGGCGAAAGCCCTCTCGAAAGCTGCGTTTGGAATGGCGTCATGTTCACCGCCGGCGACAAGGTCGAGGTGGCCGACGAGTGGATGATCTCCAAGGCCCGCGGCAACCGTTTCTTCAAGGTAGAGAACGGCGGCACACCGCGCCCTGAAACTTGGACCAACGATCCGCCGCCGCCGCCGATCGAGGAGCCGCCGCGTTATCCCACCACGCCGCCGGACTATCCGCCCGAGGACGAGCCCGAGCGCGAGCCCAACAAGAAGCGGCGAGGACGGCCGCCGCGCATAAGGGACAACGGCAATGGCGTTTAGTAATTACGGTGAGCTAAAAAACGAACTGTCAGACTACCTGTTCAATCACCGTTTTGCTGCGAAGTATGATAGCTACACCAAGATATTTGAAGCCGACGCCAACTCGCGGCTGCGGGTGTTGCCGATGGAGGCGGTTAACATCTTTCAGACCGCCACCGGCTCGGTCACGCTGCCGGCCGACTATCTAACCTGGCGCACGGTGCTGTGGATCAGAGGCGGCATTCCACCGGCGCCGCCTGATAGCGGGCCACCCTACCAAGGCGTCGAGATCGACTATGTGCATCCGGCCTATCTGCGGAACATGCGGTCGGTAACAGCCCGGCTCGGCCAGGAGGCGACGCTTTTCACTATCGAGGGCAATCAGTTCCGGGGCCGCACGCTGCCGTCAGACGGCAATAGCGTGGATGTTTACGAATTTCACTACTACCAGAAAATCCCCACGCTGATCGGCGCCGACAGCAACAGCAACTGGCTGCTGGCGGAATATCCCAACGCCTACCTATTCGGGCTGATGGTGGAGGCCGCCGGCCAGGGCCGCAATGCGGAAATAGCGCAACTCTACAAGGCCCGCCGCGACGAGGTGTTTGCGGAAATCATCCAGCGTTATGCTCTGACCACCGGTGCCAGCAGTCCGTCAGTACGAACGGCGGAGTATTACTGATGACAATCATTCGTGACGGTGATGGCAATGAGATCGCCGACATTGCGCTGTCGGAAAAGCAGTGTGCTCTGCTTGATGCCGGCGAGAACGTCGTGCTGATCTATCACACCCCGCAAATGCTGCGCCACCTAATCGGCGAGCAATCGGGCAGCTTCATCCTGGGCAAGCGCGGCGAGGATGTCTTCACACCGGCGCCGGACAACCTGCGTGCCTACGCCAAGCTGCAGCGCGCCATCAAAATCGCGCGGGAGAACGCCTGATGCCCGCGCGCAAGCTGCCGATCGAATTCGGCGAGTGGCGGCCTGACATCGCGCTGCTCGACACCAAGTTTGCCTCCGAGGTGGAGAATGTCTTCGCCGGGGCTAATTCCTATCTGCCGTTCCCGTCGCTGGAGCCGTTCTCCGGCTCGCCGCTGTCGGGCGCCTCAGGTAACGACAGTTTCACCAAGGTGCTGCTGCATTTTGATGGCGCCGATGCAGCGACCGTGATTACCGACAGCAATATCGGCGGCTCGGCGCATGTCTGGACCGCGGCCGGCAATGCCCAGATCGACACGGCGCAAACCAAGTTTGGCACCGCGTCGTTGCTGCTCGATGGGACCGGCGATTGGGTGTCCATGCCGGATCATGCCGATCTGACCTTTGGCGCCAACGATTTTACCATCGACTTCTGGTTCTACTGCAATGATCCGGTCGGCGTCGTTCGCCATCTTGCCGGACAGTGCGACAGCGCGAATACCCCCGGCTCGACCAGTTTTTATATTCTGCGGTTAACCAACGGAACGATCCAGGCCACAATGGTGATTGGAGGCAGTGATACCCTCAATTGCGTCAGCACCACGCAATATAGCAACACCATCAATCCGGGCTGGCATCATCTGGCGTATGTACGCACCGGCTCTAATTTCCTGCTGTTTCTCGATGGTGTGCAAGAAGGTTTTGCGCAACTCAACGGCGCGCTCACCAACTCCACCAACCAGCTGCGCGTTGGCGCTCAGGGCGAGAACACCGCAAACACATGGAAAGGGTGGATCGAGGAATTCCGTATCTCGATCGGCGTGGCGCGCTGGACCGATACGTTCGTGCCGCCGGCCGCGGCTTATATCAGTGCTGGCGGCACGCCCTGCGGGCTTTATTCCGCGCGCACGCTGTCGGGCGAATGGAAAATCTTTGCCGGCACGACCAGAAAACTATGGATGTACGGCATCACCGGATGGACCGATGTCAGCCGCACGGTTGGCGGCGCTTACAATGTGCAGCTAGGCGACCTGTGGATGTTTGAGCAATCCGGCCAGAAGCTGGTCGCGGTCAACATCAACGACGATCCGCAAGTGATCGACATCGATACTGGCACTAACTTTGCGGCGCTGGCCGGCTCGCCGCCGCGCGCTACCAACGTCAAGCAGATCGGCGATTTTCTGTTTTTGTCCGGGTTGGCCGATAACGTCGGCTACAACAGGCGCAGCATCATTTGGAGTGCCATTAACGACATCACAGGGTGGACCCCCGGCACTAATTTGTGTGACACCCAACAGATGCCAGACGGGGGTCCGGTCATGGGCGTGGCCGGCGGCGAAATCGGTTATGTGCTGCAGGATCGCGCGGTTCGGACGCTGCAATTCCTGCCTGGGGATACGACGCTAATTTTCAGCTTCTCACGGGTGCTGGACGACCGCGGCTGCGTGTCGAAGTACGGCTTCGATACCGTCGGCAACGCGCTCTATTTCGTGAGTGAGGACGGCTTCTACAGCATGACCGGCCAGCAGGTCACGCCGATCGGCCAAGACAAGGTCAACGAGTGGTTCCTGGCCAATTCCGATCCTGGCCGACGCAATGTGGTGCATTGCATTGCCGGTGTGAACAAGCCGCGGGTGGCGTGGGTGTAT